CTCTTCAAGGTTTTTGTGTTTATGCTCATGTCTGAGATGTACACAGCCATGCCTAAAGGTTACTTTAATGTGATAATGGCGTTCATAACAGCCAGCATGGATCACTGGATATCCAAGATGCGCGGCGGTCACGTCAAAGCCGCAGTCGCTGGTCAATTAGCTTCTGGTTCACCCTGGACTTTCCTATGGAATTGCCTGTGGGCGATGTTTAACATTCTCTGTTTCCTTCGAGATAAATTCGCCAGCCAATTTGAAGCCATTATGAAGGTTATAGTCATCGCCATAGCCGGCGATGATGGTTTCTTCAGCACCCCAGGCATCGATTTGGACCTCCCAACAGCCACTTACACGACTAAGTTCAGAGTCCAGCTTAAGATTTCTCAAGAACCCCACGCCGTTGTCTTCTGTAATCAGACCCTGACCAAAGACGGAGTCTCTATTGACATCATCCGTATGATGGCCAAGTTCTTGTGCAAACCGATCACAAAAGGCGTTAAGGATATCGAAGAAAGCAAACAAGCCATTAATGTGCTAATCAAGCGTTATCGTGACGCTTCTCAATTGGCGGTTATGATAGACGCAAGGCGCATACGCTTTGGTGATGATCCCGCTCTCACAACTTACGTGATGGATTTGATGATGAGATTCGTCAATACACCCGCTCAACTGTTACTAGATTTAACCACCAAGAAGACCTTGGTGCCTATATACGCTTAGACATTGTTGACCCCTCCGTATGACACGGAGGGGGGCCCTAAATTATGAAAACACCATATTTCACAATTTAGTAAACCTCAAACAAGTAATGAGCGATAACTCTGATAACGAAAAAGAATGTCAGCTATCAACGATGAATCGAAACCTAAGCGGACTAGAAAGCCGCGTACTGCGAGCGAGCCTAGAGGCCCAGTTGTTGACAAGGAGTCTGTGGCTATCGTACGAAAAGCACTCCAAGAATCCGCAGCTCTCAACCAGGACAAGCTCGAGAACAAAACAACTCTTGCAACAATTGCAAACATTGAAAAACGTCTTAACGTCCTTTCAAACCGATTTGGAGCATCTAACTTCGGGGCTGCAACGCCAGTCGTCAGATACAGAGCCTCAGACGTTTCCGCAGGCATACTCGGAGAACTCGGCCTTCACTACCCGTGCTCAGACCTTGAGTCAGCTGCTCGATGTATTCTTGACGTTGTCGCAGGCAAGCGCTTACACCCCAAAAGAGTAGGAGGAC